AGGGCCGGGTGCATCACATCGGGTTGTTCAACGAACTAGAGGACCAGATGACCTCATGGGTGCCGGGCAACCCCTCACCTGACCGCCTCGACGCCCTGGTCCACGGCATCACCGCGCTGACCCGGACTGTCTCGCCGTCTTCTATCGCCGTGCCGATGGACCTGAACTGGCGCACCGGATGACGGTGACCGTTCTCGCCGCACCTGGTCTCAACACCTACGTCTACCTCGGGCTGGCCCTGGTCGTCCTGGTCCTGTCCGCTGGCCGGCTCACCCGCCTGATGGTGGCCGACGAGTACCCGCCCACCGTGAAGTTGCGGATGTGGTGGAACGCGGTCACCAAGGACGGACCGTGGGCCAAACTCGTGCACTGTCCCTGGTGCTTCGGCCCGTGGGCCACCCTGTTCGTCGGCCTGTGGGGCTACCTGTCCGACCTGCACTGGACGTGGTGGGCGTTCAACGGCTGGCTAGCCCTGTCCTACGTCGTCTCCTGGACGGTGTTCCACGACGAGGACGGGGCACCGCAATGAGGAAGGTCCTGTGGCCGGTCGCCTACGTGGCGGCGATCGTGCTGGCCAACGTCCTGACCGAGCACTTCGGGCTGGTCCCAGCGGGCTTCGGCCTGATGACCACGGCAGGCACGTATGCCGCCGCGTTCGTCATCGTGTCCCGCAACTTCACCCAGGACGTCATCGGCAAGCGGATGGTCCTGGCCCTCATGGGCGTCGGCGTGATCCTCACCTGGGTCCTCGCCTCGCCCATCCTCGCCGTCGCCTCCGGCGTGGCGTTCGCACTCTCCGAGGCCGCCGACATGGCCGTCTACACCCCACTACGAAACCGAGGGAGAAGCCGGGCCGTGGCACTCGCCTCCGGGGTGGGGGCGGTCGTGGACACCTTCGTGTTCCTCTGGATCGCGGGGTTCCCTATGTCGGCGGCTCCGGGCCAACTGGTGGTCAAGATCGGGATGGGCCTGCTGGCCGCGCTCATCCTCTGGCTGGTGAAGGGGCGTCGTGCTGTACCTAGCCAACCCCTGCGGACCCGCCGTCATTGAGCAGATGCGGGCCGGAGTCATCGGCCTGATCGACACTCCCTTGCAGTACATGCCCACGGCGGTCAACCAGGTGCATGAGGTGGGAGGTCCGTGGTGCGCGGACAACTCCTGCTTCGGGGCCGACTATCCCGGCGACTCCCGCTGGTTTCGCTGGCTCTGTACGCGACTCTGGTGCCAGTCATCGTGTCTGTTTGCCGCTGCGCCGGATGTGGTTGGGGATGGACCGGCGAGTTTGGCCCGGTCGCGCCGCTACTTGTCCACCGTCCGCGACCTTGGCTTCCCCGTCGCCTTGGTGGGACAGGATGGGATGGAGGACCTGGACCTGCCGTGGGACGACTTCGACGTGCTGTTCATTGGCGGCACCACGGACTGGAAACTCGGGCCGGGGGCGCTGGCCCTGGCAGTGCGAGCCAAGGCCGAGGGCAAGGGCTTGCACATGGGCCGGGTCAACACCTGGAACCGCTACCTGTACGCCTTGCAGATGGGCTGTGACAGCGTGGACGGGACGTCGCTGACCTACGGCCCGGACAAGAATCTGGCCGTGACCCTGGGTTGGATTCGCAACGGTGAGCGGCTGAAGCGAACCGGACGGCTACACCGTCGGAGTTCTCGGGGTGGACCGCAGGTACCAGCCCAGCACCAGCAGAGCGGCCCCCACCAGGAGCAGCACCCACCAGGCAACGCCGATATGGATGACCGCCAGTAGGGCGAGTACACCTACGACGATGACGACAAGACCAGCAATCATGACGATAAGCGGGATCATGACACCAGCATGACCTGATTACACCGTGTAACCGCCGGACCTATCCGGAAGACCTAACCCAATGTCACACTCGGTGGCACACGCCCAGAGATAGGGGACTCATGCCTCGCATGACCGGTGTGGCCGACCTACAGCGTGGCCCGAGCAATCCGACACCACTGGACGGGCAACTCGCTCTCGTCGCCAGCGCCACCCGGTTCCCCGGTTCTATCACCCGCATCCATCAGGCCCCCGCGAACTGGCAGGGCGAGGCGTGGCGGCACTTCGATATCTGCGGAGAACTGCGCTACGCCGCGCAGTACGTCGGCAACATCCTCGGTCGAGCCACCCTGCACGCCGCCCAGGTCACCACCAAGGGCCTGATCGCGGAGCCCGCCTCACAGGCATCCCAGGTGCTGCTGAGCCTGTTCGCTGGCAAGGACGGCCAGGAGCAGATGTTGCACGCCTTCGGGGTGCACCTGACCATCGCCGGTGAGTGTTACCTGGTCGGTCGCACCGAGGCTGGCGAGGACATTTGGGAGGTCGTCGGCACTCAAGAGATCAGCCGCCGAGGTGACCAGTGGTACCTCGACTACGGCGACGGTCAGGGCAAACAGCCGCTCGAAGACAGCGCCGTCGTCATCCGGGTCTGGCGACCACACCCGCGCAAGCGCATCGAGGCCGACTCCCCGGTCCGTGCCCTGCTGCCGATCCTCACCGAGATCGAGTACCTGACCCGGCACATCTTCGCCCAGGTCCAGTCCCGCCTTGCCGGCGCGGGCATCCTGCAACTCCCCCAAGGTCTGACCTTCCCGCCCGTCCCCGGTATGCCGGAGACCGCCAACTCTGCAGAGTCCTTCATGGCCGTCCTTGGCCAGGCGATGATCAAGCCGATCGAGGACCCCGGTAACCCTGCCGCCCTGGTGCCCATCGTCATCACCGTGCCCGACGAACTCGTCGGCAAGATGGAGCACCTGACCTTCTGGTCCGACCTGGACCAGCACGCGGTCGAACTGCGGACCGAGGCGATCCGCAGGCTGGCCCTCGGGCTAGAGATGCCGCCCGAGATTCTGCTGGGCACGTCGGACATGAACCACTGGTCGGGCTGGCTGGTCGAGGAGTCGGCGGTCAAGGCGCACATCGAGCCGCTGCTCGGGCTGATCACCAACGCGATCACCGTCGGCTACCTGCGCCCGCAGATGGACGACGACATTTCGTGGGTCGTCGCCTCGGACACCTCGCAACTGCGGCTCCGTCCGAACCGGAGCCAGGAAGCGATCGAACTGTACGACCGTGGCGAACTCGACGGCGAGGCGTTGCGTCGGGAGACCGGCTTCACCGAGGACGACAAGCCGAACAGCGACGAGTACAAACTCTGGCTGCTGCGGAAGGTCGCATCCGGCTCGACCACCCCGGAGCAGGTGGCGGCGGCGCTGAACGAACTCGGCGTGGCCCTGCCTGTTGGCACCGGCGAGACCCAGGAATCCCGCCCCGTACCCTCGCTGGAAGATCACCCTTCCAACGACATTCCGGAAACACTGTATGCCGCCGCCGAGGTGCTCGTCTTCCGGGCGTTGGAGCGAGCCGGCAACAAGATGCGCTCCGTATACGGGGTCCGCCCACCGGGGGTCACCGCCGCCGACATGTACCGGTATGTGCCGGTCCGCAACGGCGACCTGGACCGCTTCATGGAGGATGCCTGGTCCTGTCTGCCGCAGACGATGCAGCGGTTCACCTGTGACCAGTCTCGGATCAAGGGAGCCCTGGACTCCTATACCCGGTCGCTGATCATGTCCCAGAGCGAGCACTCCTACGACGCGATGTGCCGCTTCCTGAAGGTCCCGGCATGATCCCCGTCACCGACACCGCCGCCTTCGCCAAGTCCCGACGGCCGATCCAGGCGCGGGCCAAGAACGCGCTGTACGGCTCGGTGAAGCGTGCCCTGTTCAAGCGGATGCGCGGCGACGAGGACTGGGCCGACGGTCTCGTCAACGCTGCCGAGCGCCTGCTGCGTCGCCGCTACCGGGCCGAGTCCGGGAGGTTGACCAGCCAGGAACTGCGCGACTACATCAAGGACTTCCGGGATCAACTAGAGAAGACCCTGGGCAAGACCCACGAGCCGCCCGAGGACGAGATTCCGATGCGGGCCGAGCGGATCGCTGCCTCGGTCTCCAACGCGGCGATCAACGCCGGGTACTCGGCGGCGGGGATCGACCATGAGGACCTGCACTTCAAGAAGTGGGTCACGATGCACGACGACCGGGTGCGCCACGAGCACGCGGACGCTGATGGACAGACCGTGCCGGTGGGGAAGAAGTTCTCCGTCGGTGGACACCGGATGGACTACCCCGGAGATACCTCGGTACCCATCGAACTGTGGATCAACTGCCGGTGCGTCATCGCGCTGACGAAGGAGAGCACCGTGACCGCGAGCATCATTGACGACATTG